GCATAGGCGGCCTGGCCGTAGTAGCCGTGCCAGAACTGCGGACCATTTTCGTCCTTGATGGCCGCGACAATCAGAACATCGTTCATTTCGCCAGCCCGCGCCTTTTCAAGCGCCGTTTCTAGCAGCTCGATGACAGCTTCCTTATCGTCGTCTCGCGCTGCGAACTTGACGATCTCTGCCATGATCAGCCCTTAGCCGGCGGGTTGGCGCGATCGGCTTCCGCCGCTTCAATGATCGACCGGGCTCGTTCCGTCATGGTCTTGTCGGCAGTGGCATCGAAGTCGCCATGCAGTTCCTTGGCAAGGGCGATGATCTTGGTGTGATGCATGTCCCGCCAGTCGGTAGGGATGGGCGTAGGCACGCCATCGGCACCTTCCGTGGTGTTGCCACCAGAATTGCCGTTATCGCCGCCAGCGGGCTCGGCTGCTGGTTTGTGCAGGGTGTGAACATCGGGGTCGAAGTCGGCTTCGTTGATACGCGTGAAGCCAGACTTGGCCTTGTCATTCACAATCTCGACGGTGGGCAGTTCCATCATGGTTCCTTTCTCGACTTGGTGACGGGGCCGCCGGAGCGGTCCCGCTGCTAAATCGAGGGTTAGCCGAGCAGAGTGGCGATGAACTCGCTGTTGACGGCCTTGAAGCCCCAAGCCAGGTGCAGTTCCCAGGTCCGCTGGCCGTACTGGCTGATGTCGAGCATCAGGTAGGTCATGCCGAACTGGTCGGAGATAAGCATCTGCTGGATGGTGGGGTTCTCAGGCATCAGCGGCGGGCGCATGACGCCGACAACGGCATTGCGCTCGAAGCACAGGTTCGGCGTGTAGTCGTTGCCGATGGTGATGGCGTCGTTGTCGGCCTCAACGGCAAGCAGGCCGGGCCGGCCGATGGTGAACGAGCCGCCCGAAAGCGCGCTGTTCGCCACATACTTGTGCGACGTGCCGGCCACGGTCACGACGTCACCGCCGAGCAGCGTGCCGGAACCAGTGTCAACGTTGATCGTGGTGTCACCAATCGCGCCAGCAGCCGAAAGCTGGTAGCTCGTGCCGGTGCCCTTGGTGTGCACGCCGATTTGGCCGGAAGTGCGCATCTGGAAGCCGTACTGGCGACGCAGAACGCCGTCGCGGCGTTCCTGGTCGGAACCAGCAATGGACGCATCGAGCACGACGCCGAGCTTGAGCAGGTTGGCTTCCGAGGTGGAGTCGCCAACAAACTGCAGGTCGGACATCGGTGCGCCGTTGTCGCGCAGAATCTTGCGGGCATCCGCAAGCGGCGTCAGAGCAGTGGCAAAGGGATTGGTGCCAGCCGTACCCGCCGCACGAGACGCGCCGGTCTTGATGGCAGTGATACAGTCCGCTTCGGCTTCGTTACGCAGCGTGCGCATGCCCTGCTTCAGGAGCTGGCTGATCCATTCCGCCGAGGTCGCGCCATTGTCGAGCGAACGGATCTGCTCGCCGGTCAGATGCCAGTCAACCTTGCGGCTCTTGGTGATCTGGACCTGGATGGCCTGGGCCGTGGCATCGGTGCCGGTCGAAGTGGTAGCGGCCGGGGTGAAGTCGGACGCCGAACGGGTCGGAGCGACCGTGACAGTCACGTTGTCGCCCTTGGCAACGCCCTTGTCGTCAAAGTTGGCATTGATGGCGTCGATGGCGCCAAACGGTTCAGCCGCGACTTCCTTGGCCGCGGAGAACAGGGTCGGCGCGAGCGCCGTCAGAGTGTTGGCCAAAGTGGCCTCCTATGATGGTGTGGAGTTTGGGAAGGAGGCCATTCGGCCCGGTGCCGCCGCCCCTTCGGGCTGACACAGCGAGCAGTCTTAGGCGTCAGCGAGCTTGCCGCCGCCATTCATGAATGCAGCCCGGTCTTTGGCCGGCATTGCATTGAATTCGTCCTGGGTCTTAACCTTGGCGCTACCGCCTCCGCCCCCGCCGCCCGGCTGGGCGCCAGAGCCGCCGCCGACACCCTTCAGGATGTGGTCTTTGTGCGGGTAGGAGTCGACAAACGTCTCAACCACTTCGTCAAAGCTCGCCAGTTCGCCTGGACGGGCCTTGGAGTAAATTTTCTGGCCGTTCTGGTCGTAGCCCACCACGGCACCATCTTCGACCTTCATGCGGTCGGCAAACATGGTGCGCAGCAGGTCGACGCCGGCCGGGGTCAGCTTTTCGGTCGCAAACTTGGACTGGCTGAAGCCATTGCCGATCAGCGACTTATTCAGCGCGCCGCCGAGGTCGGAATTGGTCTTTTCGAGCGACTGTACCTTTTCCGCATAAGGCTTGATGGCGGCCGCAATGGCTGCATCCATATCGCCGGCCTCGACCAGCTTCCTGGCGTCGATCTGGGACAGCTTTTCGATGGCAGTACGGGCTTCGGTAGAGTCGAGCCCTTCAAAGGCTGTGGCGGCTTCCTCTGCCTTCTGCGCGCGGGCTTTATAGCTCTTGGATTCATCGGTCAGGCGGGAAATGGTCGAGGCTGTGCCGGGGGCATCAAAAGCCACCGTCTTGCCGTCGTCGGTTTCGTAGACTGGCTTGTCGCCATCCACCTCAGCGTAAGTTTTGCCTTCGATCGTCACCGTCTTGAGCTTCATCTGTCGTCTTTCTGGGCCTTCGCCCTGTGGTGAGGCATTCGCCTCTGTCGCCCATGGCATTCGCTTCAGGGCATGAAAAAGCCCGGCACAATGGCCGGGCCTGAAATCATCATCAGTGTCTGTCGCCTACGCGACCGGCGGGGGCGGCGCCCCAAGGGCGGCCATTTCATCTTGGGTCACATCACCCGCCGGTATTTCGGCAAGTATCTTCTCAAGGTCTGCCGCCGCGTCGTATTCGGGGCCGAGAAGGTCGCGGCGCTTGGCCTCTGCTATCAACGCATCGCGGCTGATCTCTTCCATCTCTCGCAGCTTCAGCAGGAAGTCAGGCGCCTTGTCCGACTCCATGTCGATGGCGAAGTCGGTGTGAATGGCGATGGTTGGCTCTTCCGTCCGACCCATCCAGACCGCGGTATACTTCCACGCCAGCTCCAGAGCGTCCTTGAGTCCCAGAGCCCATGCCTGAACGGCAGAAATGCCCTTGGAGGCAGCAAAGGCCGTGGTGACCACCGTCAGGTTGCCCATCTGCGCTGTCAGGGGCTGGCGACCAAGCTCGCGCATCTGCTTTTCGCTGCGACCGATCTCGTCGGCCAGGAATGTCAGCGACGAGCCGTTGATCTCGATGAACGACCATTTGCCGGGCGTACCGTTCTGATCGGGCGGGCCATAGAGCACAGTCTTAGGACCGACCGGCACCTTCACCGGCTCTTCCACGGACTGCATGACGCCATCGATCGACACATTGCGCGTCGTCATCGGTGGATTGACGCCCTCGGCCGTCAGCATCGGCGCCGCGGTCAGGTTCTTGGTGTATTCGAGGTTCGTCTCGTTCTGGTAGTGCTTCTTCTGCAGATGCACGACATCCCGCATCGGCGGCAGGATTTCCCACGATGTTCCGGTTCGCTTGCCAGTCAGGACGGGCACGAGAGGAATGAAGGGGATCGGCAGAACGCCGCTCTCTTCAGGAATAAGAACCCACTCCTCTTCCTGCTGGCCTTCCTTCTTGCGCTCTTCCCAGACCTCATAGGTCGGTGCTGCCCATGTCACGGAACCATCGGCGCCGGCAACGCGCTCGCGATTGAACACGCGAACCCGATCGATTTCCTTCTCACCGAACTGCCCGTCGCGCTCGTAGCGCTCTTCCTCGAACCGGACGTGCACGAACTGCTCACGCCCGTCGATCATGGCGGTATAGGCCGCGATCATGCAGGAGGCCGGGATGCGCAACCAGTAGGGCCTTGCCCCGGCTGCACGCTCTTCCGCCAGTGTCGCCCCTGCCCGCACCCGCGTCTTATCGACCAGGATAAAGTCGAGGCCATTCGGGATAGACCAGAACAGGACGTCGGCGGCAAAGACGTGCATGTGATTGCCGCGCCCGTCGATGTCCTCTGCCAGCTTAACCATCTCCTCCGGCACCTTTTTGGCGTCGGCAAAGTTCAGTTCCTTGGCGAAGGGCTTGGCGGCCAGATCCTCGCAGATGTCGCGCAGAATATTGGTGAACTTGGCGTTGTTCAGCCG